CTGTTCCGGGTTTGTCCCCGGAGTCCGAAGTAGAACCAGGGTTTGGTCCGGACTCGTTCGATGCGGTGTGGGATCGGGCGGGGTGGCTGGATGACCTGCGGGATGTGCCTGCGGGTGCGGTGTGGCCGCGGTTTATGACGGTTCCGCACCCGTCGGCGGTGGGTTCCTACGGCCTCGAGCTGGTCGACTACGCGCGGGAACGGTCCGGGCACGCGTTGCGCTGGTGGCAGACGCTCATGTCGGTGCGCCTCCTCGAGCATGACGCCGGCGGGAACCTGATCTGGTCCTCGGTGCTGCTGTCGATGGCCCGCCAGCTGGGCAAGTCGTGGTGGTTGCGGGAGTTGGCGTTGTGGCGGCTGCATCAGGCCGACCGGTTCGGGGAACCGCAACTGGTCCTGCACACGGGCAAGGACATTTCGGTGTGCAAGGAGGTCCAGCGGCCGGCGCGGGCGTGGGCGCGGCGGCATGCCGAGCTCGGTTACCGGGTGCGGGAGGTCAACGGGCAGGAGGAGATCCAGGCGCCGGACGATTCGCGGTGGATGCTCCGGGCGCGGGAAGCGGTCTACGGGTACACCGCGAGCCTCGCCCTGGTGGATGAGGCGTGGAAGGTGTCGCCGGCGGCGATCGAGGACGGCCTGGAACCGACGCTGGCCGAGCGGGAGCAGGCGCAGCTGGTCCTCATCTCGACGGCGCACCGCAAGGCGACCGGGATGATGATCGGAAGGCGGGCCGACGCGCTGGACTCGCTGCTGAACCCGCTGGATGTGTTGATGGTCGAATGGTCGGCGCCGGCCGGGGCGGCGTTGGAGGACCGGGCCGCGTGGCGGGCGGCGTCGCCGCACTGGACCGTGAAGCGGGAACGGCTGCTGGAGTCGAAGCTGCGCCGCGCCGAAGCCGGCCGCGCCGACGACCCGGATGAGGACGACCCGCTCGAGTCGTTCCGCTCGCAATGGTTGAACGCATGGCCGCAGACCCGGGTGCGGGCCGTGTCGACGAGCCGGGATGAGCCGCTGCTCGAGCGGGACGTGTGGGACGCCGCCGCGGACCTGACCGTCGTCCCGGCCGGGCCGCTGGTCCTCGCGCTCGAGGACTTCTACGGCCGCGGCGCCGCCGGAGCAGCGGCCGGGCGGCTGGATGACGGGACGGTGTTCGTGTGGGGCCGCCCGTTCACCCGCCGGGTCGACGCGGCCCGATGGTTGGCGACGCTGGCCGACGCGCACCCTGGATCCCGGCTGCTGTTCGGCGCCAGCCTGGACGGCGACCCGGACCTGGCCGACATCGGCGTGGACGAGCGCGTGTCGGCCGGGTCGGCGCAGACCCGCGCGGCGCTGCCGCTGGTGCGGGAGTTGACCGCGGCGGGCCGGTTACGCCACGACGGCGGCCCCCAGTTGGCCGGGCAGGTCGTCGGGATGCAGGTCGTCCCGGGGGTGGCCGGGTTGAACGTGTCGCCCCGCTCGGGGCGTTCAGACTTGGCGCGGTGCGCGGCGTGGGCCGTGGCCGCGGTGACTGCGGTCGTCGAAACCGTCGACGACCCGGCGATCTACTAGGAGGCGTCATGTCTGCACCGTTGCGAGGACCGATCCGGGTGGCCGGCGAGTCGCTCGCCACCGAGGGCGACGACTGGGTTCCGCCCGCGGCGGGTGAGTCGGCCGGCGTCACCTACGGCGAGACGACCAGCGTCGGCCCGGACGAGATCGAGCCGCAGGCCGAGCCGACGAGCGCCGACAAGTCCGCGGGGTCGTGAATCCGGCTACGTCGGTCCTGCGGGCCGGGGCGCTCGCGTTGCGGCAGCTCTCCGGCGTCATGCTGCACGCCACCGACGGGCGGGACGTCCTGCTCAACGACCCGGACGGCTGGGCGGTCGAGCAGCCGGCGTTGTGGTGGACCGGCCCGGCCGGGTCCAACGGCAGCGGCGGCGGCCCGTGGGGCCACCCGATCCCCGGGTCGACGCCGTACGTCGGGTTCGCCGCGATCCCGTCCGTCGCGCGGTGCACGTCGCTGGTGTGCGACATCCTCGCCGCCCTGCCCTGGCACGTGCGCCGCGGCGGGGAGCTGCTCCCGTCCCCGGACTGGATCGCCGACCCGCAAGCACTGCGCCTGGACGGGCGGGTGATCGACGCGGCGACGCTGCCCGAGACCCGCTGGTCGTGGCTGGACTTCTGGATCCAATGGCTCACCAGCGCGCTCTGGTTCGGCGACGGGTTCATCTACGTGCCGCAACGCGATGCGTACGGCGCCCCCAAGCCACCGCTGTATGTGCTCAACCCGCTCGACGTCACGTTGGATAAGGGCGCGTACTGGGTCGCGAACGTCGAGCTCGCCCCGGAGACGATCATTCATCTGCGCGGGCAGGGGCCGCTGGTCGAGGGCCGCGGCACCGGCGCGCTCGAGCGGTTCGCCGGGACGCTCGGCTACACGCAGACGATCCGCGACTACGCCGCCGGCGTGTTCTACGCCGGCGTCCCGGCCGGCTACCTCAAGGTCACGAAGGACGGGCTCAAGCAGGAGAACGCCGACGATCTGAAGGCGAAGTGGATGGAAGCGCACGGCGGCCGGGATCGTTCGATCGCGGTACTGAATGCGACGACCGAGTTCCACCCGCTCACGTTCACCCCGGTCGACGCCGCCCTGATCGAGGCCATGGCCGCGAACCAGGGCGAGGTCGCCAACGCGTTCGGGGTGCCGCCGTACATGATCGGCGCCCCGACCGACTCGAACACGTACGCCAACGTCGAATCCAGGCGGCAAGATCTCACGACGTTCACCTACCTGCCGTGGGCCACCCGCATCGAAGCCACCCTCGACGCGCAGCTGCCCCGCGGCACGTCGGTCAAGGTCGGCCTGGACGCGCTGCTGCGCGCGGACACCAAGACACGCTACGAGTCGTACGCGCTCGGCCAGATCAAGCCCGACGGGTCCGGCTGGATGACCACCGATGAGATACGCGAGCTCGAGGACCGGCCCCCGCTCGGACAACCGGAGATGATCGCATGACAGAGACGACGCGGGTCGCGTTCCCGATCGAGTGGCGCACGGTGTCCGTGGATGAACGGATCGTGGAAGGGCTCGGCGTGCCGTGGGGTGAGGTGTCCTACCTGACGCCGGACCCGGCCGGTGAACGGTTCCTGCCCGGGTCGCTGACCAAGAGTGTGCGGGAGAAGGGCGCCCGCCTGAAACTGTTCCGCGCGCACGACCATTCGGCGGCGATCGGCCGGGCGGTGAAGCTCGACGCCAGGCACCCGGACGGGCTCATGTCGTCGTGGCGGATATTCAAGACCCCGGCCGGCAACGCGGCGCTCGAGGAGATCGCCGAAGGCGCGCTGGACTCGTTCTCCCTGGGGTTCATGCCGAAGCGGACGCAGCGGGCTCCGGACGGGGTGCGGGAGGTCGTCGAGGCCGAGCTGCATGAGGTGTCGATAGCGCCGATCGGCGCCTACGACGGCGCCCGGGTCCTGTCCATGCGCACCCCGGCGTCCGAGCTCGACCGGGCCCGGGCGTGGCTGCAGGCGAACCCTGCGCCGGTCGTGTGCTTGACACCGCTGCGTCCCTTGCGTTCATAATCCGTCCATACCGACGCGCCGCCCGCGCCGCCGGCCACCGACGGAAACACCCGCACCACGCGCGCCGCCCGTCACCGGCCGATACGCCCGGATACACCCGACGGACCCACTAGTCGCGTGCATCCGAAGGGGCACTCATGCTCACCTACCTCAAGCGTCTGGTCGACGAACGCACGAACCTGACCGAGATTCAGACCCGCATGGCCGACTCGGCCGCCACCGAGGACCGGGACCTGACCGACACCGAGCGCGCCGAGATCTCGAACATGCAGGCGCGGTGCGCCGAGCTCGACAAGCAGATCGGCGAGCACAACGGGCAGCTCGAGTCGCAACGCTCCTACGCAGACCTGATGGCGGCGATCGCGAAGCAGGGTGAGCAGCGCACCCCCGAGCAGTCGGGCCGCCGTCCGGTCGAGACGACGTCGCTCGGGCGGTCGTGGGTCGAGTCGGAGCAGTTCCGCTCCTACTCCGGACACGGCAGCTCGGCTCGCTACCAGATCGAGGGCTACCTCGAGACGCGCGCCGCGATCACGACCGCGAACCTGTCGATCCCGGCGCACGTCCTCCCACCGATCGAGCAGCAGTACCAGCCGCAACTCGTACAGCTCGTCAACCAGGTGCGGGTCGGATCCGGGACGGTGTCATGGGTCGTCGTCGGCCCGGACCCGGTCGCCGCGGTCGTCGCCGAAGGCGCCGTCAAGCCGGAAGCGGCGGCGACGTTCACGCCCGCGTCGGCCGCGCTGGACACGATCGCGCACTACTACCAGATCACCCGGCAGGCCCTCGACGACGCGTCCTACATGCAGTCGCTACTTGAGGGCAAGCTGCGCCGCGGCCTGGCCAAGAAGGTTGACCAGGACATCGCCACCCTGATCGAGGCGATCACCGCCCCGGCGACCGTCAACGCCGACCTGAACACCGCGATCCGGCAGGGCGTCGGCGTCGTCGAGGGCAACGGCTACAGCCCCAACGGGGTGCTGCTCAACCCGGCCGACCTCGCCAAGCTCGACGTCGCCGCGTCGAACGCGCCCGGCGGGAACCCGGCCGTCCGCACCCGCACCTACTGGGGCTTGACGCCGGTCGCGGCGGCCGGCGTCCCGGTCGGCACCACGATCGTCGGCGATTTCCAGTCCGGCGTCACCCTGTTCGACCGCGGCGTCACCGACGTGTTCATCACCGACAGCCACGCGTCGCTGTTCGTCTCGAACATTCTGGTGATCCTCGCCGAAGGCCGGTTCAAGTCGGTCATCGACGAGCCGAACGCGCTGTGCAAGACGACCCTGGTCTGAGATGACGTATCCGTCGGTCGTCGACGTCCGGAACTGGATCCAGGTCCCGGCCACGGTCGTCGACGACCCGACGCTGACGCAGGTCATGGCGGCGGAGGAGTCGGCGCAGGGCCACGCGTGCGCCGTGCCGGCCGACCTGCTGCCGGCTGATCTGTCGCAGGCGTTCCTGCGCCGGGTCGCCCGGCACATCGCCGCCCGCGGCGTCCCGCTCGGCCTGATCGGCCTCGACGGCGAGTTCGGCGCATCCCGGCTACCCCGCTGGGACGCCGAAGTAGACCGGCTCGAAGCGCCCTACGTGGCGCCGGTGATCGCATGACGTGGCGCGACGACATAGCGGCCGCGCTGGCCGGGGTGCCCGGCATCGACCCGAAGCCGCACCAGCCGAACAGTCCGCACCCGGGCGAGTGCTGGCCGCGGTGGACCCGCACGACATGGCTCACGGACTGCTCAACCGAGCAGACCTGCCAGGTGCTCGTCGTCCTGCCGGCCGGGTCACCGGAAACGACCGCCATGGCCGCCGACGAGCTGCGGGCGGCCATGTTCACCGCACTGTCCGAGGTCGCCTTCATCGACTGGGCCGAGCCGTTGGCGATGCCCGCGCAGGACGGCGGCGCCACCATCCCGCTGCTGGCCATCACCATCCGAATCACAGACTGAGAGGGCCACCCGATGATCACCGAGTCCAGGTTAAAGAGCGGGACGTTTACCCTTGGCGCGACGCCGGGCGACGACTTCGCCTGCCAGGCCACCAACGTCCGGATGACGCCGTCCGGTGAGGACGACGGCGACGCCGTCGAGACGCTCTGCGGGGATCAGATCGCGGCCGGCAAGAAGGTCTCGTGGGTGCTGGCCGGCACCGCGATCCAGGACTTCGACGACCCGGACGGGTTCCAGTCCTACTGTCTGGACAACTCGACGCTGACGGTGGCGTTCTCCTGGTCGCCGTCGGCGACGTCGCCGACCTACACCGGCAACGTCGTGATCGTGCCGTTGGAGATCGGCGGCGACGTCAACTCCCGGCTCACGACGGACTTCGAGTTCGACATGGACGGCCCGCCGACCGTCACCCCGCCCGCCGCCGGCGACGCCGAGGCATGACCGGGCCGCTGGTTCGTGTCGAGGGTGCCCGCGAACTGCGGCGCACCCTCAAACGGGCGGGCGACGACCTGGCCGATCTGAAGGCGGCGAACGCGCGGGCCGGGCAGATGGTCGCGCAGTGGGCCGCGGTGAAGGCGCCACGCCGCACGGGTGCGTTGGGCGCGTCGGTGCGGGCAGGGCGGGCGGCCGGGCGGGCGCAGGTCATGGCCGGCAACGCGGCCGTGCCCTACGCCGGCGTTCAGCACTGGGGCTGGCCGGCCCGGCGGATCACCGCGCAACCGTTCATCGTCGAGGCCGCGCAGGCCACCCAACCGGCGTGGGAAGCGGCCTACCTCGACGACATGCAGCGCGTCGTCGACCGAGTCAAGGGAGCCTGAACGTGCCGAGTGTGAGACGACATGTGCGGGTCGTGGTCGCCGGGGTGAAGTTCGAGGTCGAGACGAACGCGCTCGACCTGGCCCACGCCGAACGCGACGGCGAGGGTGACACGGTCCGCGGTATGCGCACCATCTGGGAGGCGTGCCGGCGTAACCGGCTCGAGGTCCCCGCCAAGTTCGACACGTTCCTGGACCAGCTCGACGAGATCGACGACCTCGACGACGACACGGGCGAGGACGACCTGGGCCCTACGGTCGCGGCGGACTAGCGGAGCTGTCCGTCGCCATGGCCATCCACACCGGGATCCCGCACACCGTGTGGCTCGAGGACACCCGGGCGTTGATGACGGCGGCCCGGATCGTCGAAGAACGCCAGGACGGCGGCGGCTGACGTGGGCGCGATCCTCAAGATTGACATCATCGCCGACGCGTCGAAGGCGGCGGCGACGTTCTCCCGGGCCGGTGACGCGGCCGGCAAGGCGGGCGATCAGGCCGAGAAGTCCGGGGCCAAGT